CTCTCGAATAAAGCAATCAATTCCTTTGGTAATTCTAGGGTCTTACTAGCCACCATATTCAAAATAGTCATAAACACTGTTTTGAGTTCTTTTGGTAGTAAAGGCTCAAAGAAACAACCAAAAACAGGCATAACAAATTGCTGTGCCCAAGTGGTAGCATCATCAGAATCAGCTAGGCTTATCACCAAATCTTTGTCCCGACGCAGCATTTTCACAGTTCGATGATGATCCTCACTCCTTTTAACCTTCATTTTAGCTCCTGTGAGCATCTCAACCTCTAAATCATCACATATGGCTCTACTTATAGTCTCTGCAAAATTAACTGCTATTCTGGACATAATATCTAGAACAAAAATTTCTCTTGGCCCTCCAATCTGCAATTTACGGAAGAGATTTGCAAAGACACCATTTCTGTGAGGTTCTCTCAGATAATTAATCACCTCATGTATATTAGCCAAAGGCCTTAATCTGAGCTCTTCCATTTTCTCTATCACTCTCTCAATAACTTTCTTCCTCTCATTTATCTTCCCCTCTCCATCATCTGATCGGACTGAAGAAGCCTTTAGAGTTGCATAAACGTCTATAGTTTTTTGTCTAACAATGTCAGAAAACTTATTTAAGAGTCTTGCATGATAATCACCAAATCTATCTTCCAGGTGTTTGAGGACATGTAATGACATTAGACGAACTGCTGATGCAGAGAATTCATGATCACCAAGATCATCTATTGATGGCGATTCAAATCCCATATGTGAGTGTCTAGCTGTTCTCATCTTGATTTCCATTTTTAACACTTTGGAGAAAATCTTTAGATAACCATGAACAACGTTTCCTTCATCCCTATTATGCAGTACACCTAGATAAGACAGATTCAAACATGTTTCAAAACTCCTTGTTTCATTGAGTGTTATCCAAGAGATTAGACCGCTAAAATCATCTCTACTACGTTCAATGTCTACCCCCTCATCAAAAATTCCATCAAACCTATCAGACAATTCATCATCTTCAGATGAAGTCTTTAGGGTGGGTTTTGGTGGATTTTGTGTCATTTTTACAAAAGCTAAATAAACATGTTTATGTATCCACACTAACAATCTATTTTTAGTTCTTTTATCTAGTTTTGATATTATCTTTAGTGGATCACATCCATAATACCTTAAAGACTCCATGTATGCAAATCGTATTTGTTGAAGATCTGCTGAAATTTGTTGTTTGTCTACCAAGTATGTTAAGATTGAAAAGACGCTGTGCTTGAGCCAATTCCCTCTCATTGGACTACTTGTAGGAAATTCAGTGTATGGAACTTTTTCTAACTGCATCCACATTGCGGTCAGAGCCATGGCCTGACAGTCAGCATACAGCAAATGTGA